ATTCTAGATTTTATCGGTGCTACCGAATAAAGGGAGAGCGACTCCATCTTACACTAGAACTCTTATGGTGGACCCGGCCGGCACTGCCCCGGCGTCTTGCTCGTCTTTCGACTTCCTTCATACAACAATAACCTACAGTTTATATTTACTTAAGTATCTCGTCAACCATATCGGGTGTAATCTTCAAAATAGGTAAACTCAAAATTGTCTCTCCAGGATTTGCTACAACAAACTTACGAGGTATATGTAAAAAACTCATAGTTTCTTTATTCATAGACAAAACAACTTCTTGTTCTCGCGGCTGATGCCTAAGGATAACACCTCTACTGTGACCTTGAAATACATAGCCCTTAGCAGTTCTCTTGTCTGGAGTCCAGGACATAATTTTACTTTTGATACTGATGCCACCATTATAAAGTTTGTCAAGTTGAGCAGCAGTAAACTCCATACCACGATACATAACGGGAAGTCTGTTATATGATTTGATCACTTCATCTGACAGCACTGATCTAATTAGATAGAACGCAGCTTCATATCTGTCCATCCGATCATTGCGCAATTTGAATTCACCGTGATGCATCCAGTTGTAAAAATAATCAGCAGCATCTCGAATACCTAATTCTATAAATCTGTCTACCCAATCTGGGGTTCGACCAGCTGCTTCTGATATAACTTCGAGAATACGCATGCATTATTTACTACATTTACACTAATCACTCAATTCTGAATCAGGATTAAAGTATTTCCATCCTAATTTTTGAGCAATCTTTGACCAAACACCGGCACTTTGGTCTTCTACCGCTATCATCACAGCAGGTTGAGCATTTAACTTCTTGGCCAGCGGCGGAACTAGAGTTTGTAGCATTGGCACAACAATACCTTTGAATTTACCGCTACTGATAGAATCAAAACCGTAACCAACATATCTTTGTTCTGTTTCGTCTTGTTCAATCATGGGTCCAATGATGCTGGCATTGAAATGATCAGTTGGATCGCTATAATACTGCATAACATTTTGATCAGCGAGATTGTTTTTGTCTGTGGTAACAAATAATCCGCCCATATTTGAATTAGCAAAATATAATTTTGCTTGAGGATATCGTTGAGAAAATAAATCTGTCAAAACGTTCCTAACATTTTTACGCCAGCCCGACCTCTCAAGTCTATCTTGTAAATCATAAATGTCCGCAGATTCGGTAATGATGTCCTTTACATGCATTTGGTATTTAGTCGTCTACTCTGGTGTAATTTAGCACATTGCCCACACCATACTGAGCTTCGCCTAACTGTTTGGCTTCAAAATCTGTGCTGGCATACACAATGGTATGAGCAGTTTGGTAGGGATTGATTCTGACCCAAAGTTGATATTTGAACATCACTTCCACCAGCCTGTGGTACCAGATTGGCCCATGTAACACCGCCCCACTACCTCACGACCGAGTTGAGATTGGGTTTGTATCATGTTGGCCAATGCTTGTTGGCAGGCCAGTTTGGTTTCAAACTTGGCCTGCTGTCCGTGTTCAGGCTGGCTGCCCAGAATTGAGAAACTCAATATCCAGACCCACTGCATCACTGTCAGTGTAGAGTGCGAATACTGTCTACCAGTCCAGGTGTAAATGCATTGGCAAACTGATCATACACCATTTGACTGCGTTGACGGAAAACTGCTTGATCTTCGGCCGACAAGGCCACCACTGGAATGTTGTCTTGTTCACAACGAGCCTTGGTTGGCTCAACTTCGGCCACAGCCACAGCACGTTCGTATCGTCCGGCTTCCAGCGCCGCTGTCTTCATCACACGCTGTTGTTCATCAGTGAGACTGGCCAAGAAATCTTTGTTCACAATGATGTTGGTCAGCAGCAAACGATGATTGGGTTCCAGAATGGTCTGTGCCACTTCGTTTTGTTGACAGGCATAGATGCGTGGCCAAGAACTTTCGCCTGCTTCGATCTCGCCGTTTTTGATTCCCTGTGTGACTAACTCTACATCCATGACCACTGGCTCTGCGCCCAGTGCTTGCCATGTGGCTGCGGCCACAGGAGAATTTGACACTCGTACTCGCACGCCAGCCATTTCGCTCAGACTGGTCACTGGACGATTCACTGGCATGTTCATAAAACCACCCGAGTAGGTAAATGCCATGCCACGAATGTTGCTGCGGCGTGTGTAGCCATCCAGCAATGTTTCCCCGATGTGACCTTCGAACACTCGAGCTGCATGGTCATGATCCCTGAACAAGAATGGCAGATCCAAGGCGTCTAGATCATGGTTGTATTTGCTCAGCACATAGGTATACATCTGACTCATTTCAATAGCACCTGAATCCATGAGATCCAGTAGATCATGCTTGCTGATCTTTTGTCCATGATTGTATTTGGTCGAGTATTCGCTAAGAGTCAGCACTTCAATGCTGAATTGGCCTGGTGCTTGTTGTTCCAAAACTTCGGCAAATTTTTCTGCGGCTCTGATAAAAATGTCAATGGGCTCATGAGCCAAGACCCATTTGATATGAATAGGTTTCATCTGTGTTCTCCTTGAGTGTTAGCTGGCACTTTTGACATGCTACGGTGGGCGTTCTAGGCGTTGCTCGCTAGTAAAGGGAAACTATCCCAAGCGTCCGTTTGATCCGACGTCAGCCCATGCTGGCGTTGCTGAGTGTATTTAGTTTTTGTCAGGTTCTGGGCTGGCATCTTTGGCCCAGCTCACTCTGTTCCATCCACGTTCGTGTAGGTAATACAGAGCACTGTTTACTACCAATGCAAAACCAGCAAATCCCAGGCCTGCTGTCAAACTGCCACTGGCCCACCATGCGCCCAAAAAGTTGCTGGTAGTCACAGTCACACGCCACGACACAACCTTGACCAGGCTGCGGGGCCATTTTTCTATCCAACGCGGTGTTTTGAATATCATAATTTGTCCTTAGAATTTGAAATGATCGTTGATACCTGTACTTACAAAATCTGCCTCGCCAATGTAATAAAAAGGACTCAAGAATCCCACGAATCCCACTGGCTTACCCATTTCACGATTGAAATATTTGGCATCTATGGAGGATACCAGGTAATCTAATCCTGCTTGCCAACGCTGATGTTGCAGTGTGTCTCTAAAGTTTGTGTAGAACCAATAATCCATTTCGTTGTAAAAACTATTGGTAGGCTTGGAGGTTTGAAATGTTTCTTGATTGTAGTCTGGGTATATCAAAGGTTTTATCAAATGTTCATAAGTTGTACGATGTGTGTAGCTGTAGTTAGGCCAACGACAAACATACTGCATGTGTTTGTTCTGAGGCAACTGAAACCAGTTACGTACAATATGGCACTGTTTTACAAACAGTTCAGGCAGATCAGGTGACCAATAAAAATATTCGTTGGTTAGATTAGTATAATCGCCAAAATCTCCCATAGAATGATTGGCCATGATGTCTATGAAGTAAGCATACCATTTTTTATCTTTGATACACAGTTTTGGTTTGTCCACGCCATACAAGATACAGATACGCTGGCCTGTGTCGGCCAATGTCTTATGCGGTGCATAACCAGTGGCTGAATGTTTGAAAGCATGACCAGGTTGAAAATAATCTTTGGTTCTCATGACCCAAGATTCGTCGTAGGTCTGATTCAGCATGTTTTGGGAATAATCATGCACAGTAATTTTTGTTTTGGGAGCAGCCGTAGTCAGCCAGTTTAGTATTGGATATGCTGCGTATCTGGCTTCACTCAGAGTGTTCTCAGGTTTGCAGTTGAAAGGATCATCACTGACGTTTTTCTCACCAGTTTTGGGATATCTAAATACCACTTCGTCAATGTGAATGCCATTGTTGACAAAACTGTACAAGGCGGTGGTCGAATCTCCGCCGCCAGAAAATTCCAAACGAATATAATCGTACTGATCTCTCAGCTGTTGAGCTCGTATGCGATACAGTTCTCTAATAGATAGGGCAGGTTCGATCAACCAGTTTTGTTGTTCAAAAGTTTCGTTGTTGAAATTCCAAGTAGGAAACTGGTCGGTTTCTGTGGCTCTCGTCAGGGCCATGGGTTTGCTGTAAAATCGATCTTGGCCTACTGTATAGAATCCCAGTTTGGGGTTGGTTTCAACTTTGATCACTGTGTTACCTGAGTTTCAATTGTAGAGCATCAAATTTATTGATTTCTTGTTTGAGAAAATCTACAACCTCAACTGAACCTATTTCTAGACCCAAAGCTGTGAATTTCAGTTGATTGTTTTGATTGGATAAACTGCTTTTGACCTGCGACAACAGCGCGGGATCGGCAGTGACATTGGCCACTAGCACAATCCAGTTTACTGATCTTGCCAAATCTGTTATGCCCAATTCTCCAAAGGTTGGTACACCTGGGAGATTGGCATTGCGTTGAGCACCAGTCACGGCCATAATTCTTATTTTATCTTTGATGCCTATCACAGTGTTGGCGCTCACAAACGCCAGATCCACGCTGCCACTGATAACATCGGCCACGGCTCCGGTTTCTCCACGATATGGCACATGTGTGACCGTGGTTTGTAATTGTTTGGAAAATATTTCAGATATTGCGTGTCCGGCTGTGCCCATACCACCATTGGCTATTGTCAGGTTACGTTGAGTGTTTTTTATGTTTGAGATAGTAACAAATTCAGATTGAGGAGCTACCACAGCTACCATTGGCACATGACCTATCAGCATCACAGGTTCAAAATCAGACAAAACATTGTATTCGGCATCTCTGGACAAACTGTTGATGACAAATGCTGATGAGTGTACCATCAACACAGTTTCTTTGGTTTGAGATCGAGCTACTGATCTAGCAGCAATAGTGCCGCCTGCGCCAGTCTTGTATTCAACAACAAAATCTCGGTTGAGCGATTCGGAAAGAGATTTTTCAATGATCCTGGCCACAGAGTCTGCCATGCCACCAGCTGTGAATGGTACAACAATTTTGGTAGGTTGCGCCATGCACACAGCCTGTGTCAGCAGTGTTGCAATCAAGCATAATTTTTTGAAATTCATGTCATGAGCCTAAAAAGTAATGTGGGCTAGTCAAAGTTTTGAAACCTTTGGCAATGTTCTTGTGGTCAGCTTTGTATTTTGCAGGGGTAGTATTCCAACGATGCAACAGGCCTGTTTTCCAGGAATATTTGGCATGATCTTGTTCAGGCAAATCAAAAAACCATGTGTCTCTCAAAGTAAAAACCAAGCTAGGCGGCTTACCTTGAAAAGGCACTGGTTGCCAGCCGGGATAAACCAACCAGTTGATGTGGTCCAATGTCATGTAGCACAATTTTTTTCCAATGGTTACAACCACACAGGATCTCTCATTGTTATTATAGAACGCAGGATGTATGGGAGAAGTTTGCTGCTTGAGCCAACGTTTAATCACGTGCGCCTGTTTTATAGGAATCTCCGGCATATCTGGACTCCAATAAAATAATTCATTGAATTCCCAGGCATGATTAGCTATTTGACTCTGGGCAGGCACTGCAGGATCTATGACATCTTCGAATGAAAACCAATATTGACCGTTGATACCTTTCACCCTGGGCTTTTCAGACCCAAAAACAAAACCAACACGCTGGCCTGCTGCAAACATTTTATGCCAATGCGATTGTGTAAGTCTGATGTCTTTGCGTATTACATTGTTGGGGTTGATATAGTGATTTACAAAATATATCCAATCAAATTTACTCTGCTGCTGATTGAAAAAATCCACCGTCATTTGACTGATATCAATTATGGTGTGACATAGCCAAGGTTGAACAGATTTTGCATGTTCAACAGCAGGTATGGCCACATGAAAAATTTCTCCATTGAGATTATTGGTTTTATCTCCAGTGGCCTCGTAGTTTACATAACTTACCACTTCATCCAATGGTATATTGTTGGAAACAAAAGCATCTAAGATGTTGGTTGAATCTGCACCACCGGAAAAAAACAGCACCACATGATCGTACTTTTCTCTGATCTGTTTGGCTCTATTTCTATACAGCTCATTCAATGATGCAGCGGGCTCCTGTAACCAATTTTGGGCAGCATATACATTATCATTGAATATCCAGCGCACAGAGCTGTTGTTGCGTACTGCATATTCAATCGCTTCGAATTTGCTATAGGTTTTCAACCCATCCACTTGGTAAAAACCAAATTTGTCTTGGCGTCCTGTGGTGATATCAATAGTCATCTTGATTTTTGCTCTCTACCGGAAGCCAGCCCAAACGGAATAAATCTTCGCGGATTTCTTCTGTGACTGTGCCTTCGGGAACAAATCCTATTTCTAGAGCCTCCTGTTCTCTGATGCCTGAACAATACCAGTCAATGTAGTCGCCCGATTCGACCATATCAGCCACAATACCCCCGGCATAGCGCCAGCTGCAGCTCCAGGTTTGATTGGCCAGTCTAGGCCAAACATCATTTCGTTGCCAGTCTTGGTTGCACATAGCTGCATAGATATTTTGAGCATAGGACTGAGATGCTCGGGCCTTGGCGCAAATCCACTCAGTGCTGCGCAGATCGTATTCGAGATTGTGCTTTTTCCATTCATCATCGTGCTCTCGAAGCAAATCTTGCTCCTGCAAAGTTTGGTAAATGTCCAAGTAATCCTTTCTTGGTTCTTCGCCCTGTTTTTTACAGCGATTGATATAATTCTGTGCTTGAAAACTGTTACGATCTGGGCTGCGTTTCATGATTCACAATGATAAAATGGCCCGGCCGGAGGGAATCGAACCCCCATTCGCACTTTAGAAGAATGCTGTCCTATCCATTGAACGACGGCCAGAATAATTATCTTACAGCTTGAGCCCTGGCCAAAATCATGGGCTCAATGTCACCTTTGATTATAACATTGGTCCAGGAATCTGTCAAGCCCGAAGCATGATCCACCACACGGTTGTCGTGTTCGTGATAGGTTCTAATACGTTCTGATCCGGCACGATAACGCGGGGTATCTCGGTGAAAATGAGCAATCACACGGCTACGACAAGTGATCAAGGCCATGCGTCGATTGTCTTCACGACTGCGACTGTTGGTTCCGTTGGCAGATATACCAGTTGGTTCGTGTATGCACCGGCAACAGTTTTGGTGTTTGTTGCGATGCTGTCCTCCTTTGCCGGTGCCGGAGTACCATTCAAATCTAAACTGATTGTCTGTGATTTGCATGAATTTATTTAGTGAATTGTTTTGGTAGGGCCGCCTGGGGTCGAACCAGGAACTGGTGAATTATGAGTTCACTGTTATACCTTTTAACTACAGCCCCTCAAAGCAACCTTTTCTAATTTGCTTTATTTGTTGTTCTCGTATTATACACAGTTTTTCAGGAAATTGCGACCACTTTGCCCGATCTCGTTCGGTTTCGTAGCCTTTTACTTCAATATACGTGTCTATTGAATCAATGTAAAAATCCGGGTGATACCATCTTTCGCCATTCCAGACATACTTGAAGGCTTTATTCGGGCGTTTAGGATCTAATCCTTGTTTTTTTGCCCAAGTATAAAAATCTACTTCCCATTGTCCTTGCAATTTTATACCGTCTATGATAATTTGTTTAGTTCTTCCTCTATTAGATGAACTATAAGATTCTGGATTATTTTGTACCGCCTTCTTCATCGATTGTTGATGCTTGGCTCTAAAATTAGGGTCGTTCCATTGTTTTTTATTTTGAGCAATAGTTGATTGTCTGATGCGCTCGCGACCTGCGCCAGTCAATCCTTCGTGTATTCGATTTGGGTTTTTTGGACACCTACGAACGTGATTGGAATATCCAATTTTAGAAAAAAATTCTTTTGTACAATGAAGGCATATCATAAAGCACTGGACTCCAATATTTTTATTTATTAGAATCCAGTGCTTTCTAGATAAAAGTTGAATTTAGTCGCGACCTACGACCATTTCTATTATGCCAAAATTGCCTGAGAAGTTTTCCAAACTTTTGCCAATCACCGAACCCACAGGTGGATTGGTCATGGCCATGGCACGACCATTGGCAGCGGAAACCAAAAGATCACCTTTGGACACCGGCCCCATCACGCTCACAGGCGCACGACCTTGCATGGCCACAACTACTGCAAATTCGGCGATGAGTCCGGCGTTCATGAGATAGCTGGGATTGGTTGATACTACCCCCGCAACTCTGGTGTCAGCTGGATTTGTACTCAAAGTAACCTCAAGCTCGCCGCCGAAAATTAGCACGGTGCCCGGAGGGTAGTAACGATCGGCTGCAAATTTTTCTGCCAAGTCAGCATACTGCGCAGTAGTCGAAGTAACTTGAAGTTGGTTGTTTGCTGCATCATAACTGAACGCTGCTGCTGCTGTTTTTACACTGGCAGTTTGATTTGATCCAGCAGCAGCCACAAACACTGGATAGAATGTTCCGGTGGTCACAGCATTGGCGTTGATTTGAGTACCAGGACCTGCAATACCTTGAATGCCTTGAACCCCTTGAACGCCGCTGCCAGTAAATTCTAAACTAATAAATTGCCCTGACCAACTGGTCAAAGTATAATTTCTTTGCGCTGCAAAAGTCAACGCAAACTGGTATATGTTTGTGGCAGGATTGGTTATTGAACTTACGTTGTAGTAAACAGTATCTACGCCTTGAACATCAACAGTGAGCACACCTGTTTTGCCTACCCAGCCATCCAACACAGCATTGTTTGAAAAATATTGACCTATTTTCAACCCGGTGGTTAGGGTAGGATCAACATTGTTTGTGGTGAATTGACCTGTGCCTGGATCGGTCAACGTGTTATTTAGGTATAACCAATTTCCAATGACGGTACTGGTACCTGCAGTACCGGTAAAACCTTGCAAACCTTGCAATCCTGTGCCTGTAATACCTTGGATGCCCTGGGTGCCTTGTGCACCCTGAATACCTTGTATTCCTTGTGCACC